ACTCACTTATTAATGACGCTGCAACTGGAAACACTTCAACCTGGTCAAGCTACAAGATTGACACAGAGATTGGTCTTGCAGTATCTGCTCTAGTCGATGGTGCTCCAGCACTTCTTGACACACTTAATGAGTTGGCTGCAGCTATCGGTGACGATGCAAACTACTCAACTACAGTTGCAAACCTAGTTGCTGACAAGCAGGATGCCTTAACAGCAGGAACTGGAATCACAATTGATTCTGGAACTGATACAATCTCTGTTACAGCAAACACTTATGACGCATATGGTGCTGCATCAACTGCTCAGTCTAATGCAGAGGATTATGCAGATACCGTTGCAGGAACAGCAGAAACAAATGCAAAGAGCTATGCAGATAGTCTTGCAAGCAACTACGATGCAGCAGGTGCAGCATCAGCAGCAGTAGCAGCACTTACAATTCTAAAGAAGTACACTGCTACAAACCCTGAGATTACACCAATTACAGGAGTTGCAACATGGACAATCAATGCTGCTACACACGGAATCGGATCAGTTGGCTCAATCATCGTTCAGATGAAGGAATCTTCATCAAATGCAATTGTTGAAGCTGACATCACAATCAGCTCTGCAGGTCTGATTACAATTAGCTGGAATGCTCAGACAGTTGTATCTTCAGGCACATATCGTGTAACAGCAATCGGTTAAGCTATGCTATAATTAAAGCATGTCAACAAGTTTATCCAACAAAAGTATCTCTGGTTCACTAACAGTGACTGGGGATACTTCTGTATCTGGCAAGCTTTCTGTTAACGCTGCAAGCGGAGAAGAAGGCGGAGAAATCTTCCTAGCACAGCCAATATCAAATAACACTCTAAACGGTGGAATCACTATTGACGTATATCAAAATAAACTTAGATTTTTTGAACAGGGTGGTTCTGCTCGTGGATTCTATATTGATATGACCACTGGAGGAAGCGGTGCAAGCACAAACATTCTTTCTGGCGGTGGTGGGGGTATTGAACTAACAGACCTTTCAGCAACAAGTCCAATCGTGTATAATAGTAGTACTGGGGTTTTTTCCCTAAGTAAAATTGATGGAGGAACACCTTAATGACAACTATGCAACAGAGAAGGGGAACTGCAGCCCAATGGGAGGCAGCACAGACAGCACTTGAGTCTACCCCAATTCTTGACGCAGGTGAATTTGGTCTTGAAACAGACACCATGATGGTAAAGATTGGTGATGGAGTAAACCTATGGGGCGATCTTGCCTACATCAATGGTCAAGAGAACCTTGTTGTCTACAACGGAACAGGCTCTACAATTCCAAAGGGATCTGTTGTCTACATTTCTGGTGCTCAGGGTCAAAATCCTAGCGTATCTTTAGCAGATGCCGATTCAGAAGCAACATCATCTAAAACTCTTGGTGTAACAGCAAAAGCAATCACTACAGGTAATACTGGTCCAGTTGCAGTATTTGGTGTTATCGTAGGTATCGACACATCTTCATTCACTGCTGGACAGGCTCTATGGCTATCATCAACTGCTGGTGCTCTTACAGGCACAAAGCCAACTCAGCCAGCACACCTAGTCTTTGTCGGGTATTGCATTAAGTCACACGCAAACGCAGGAAGTATTTTTGTTAATACACAAAACGGATACGAAATTGACGAACTGCACGACGTACTGGTTGACGCTAAGGCAAGCATTACAGACAACGAAGTTCTTGCATTCGATACTAGCTCACAACTTTGGAAAAACAAGACCCCATCAGAAGCAGGTATTGCTGCACTAACTGGAGCAACTTTTACTGGTCAGATACAGTCTACACATTCATCAACATGGTCTTCTCCAGCAATTATTGTTGGTGGTGCTCAGGGAGCAATGCTACTAAAGGATACAGACGCAAGCCAGGCAGATGCACTAATTGGTGTAAATGGTGGAAGCTTCTACGTCCTTGGTGACACTGCTAGTGATGGAACATATGATACCACTGCACTATCCGTCAACCTAACCTCTGGTGCTGCATCTATAGCTGGAACGCTAACTCTGCAAAATGGAAATCTATATACTCCATCAACTGGAACAGCATATCTTTTTAACACAAACCCAACAACACTAAATATTGGTGGTTCTGCAACAACGATTAATTTAGGTGCTTCTACTGGAAATACTCAGGTTAACAATAATCTTGTTGTCTCAGGAAACCTGACTGTACAGGGTGATCAGATTATCACTAACACAGCAACGGTAGAAGTAGAAGACACAATGATTTACATTGGTACAGGAAACTCAGCTAATGCTAAGGATATTGGTGTAGTTGGTCACTTTAATAATGGAACATATCAGCACACTGGTCTTGTTCGTGATGCAAGTGACAGTACTTGGAAGCTTTTCTCAAACGTTTCTACTGAGCCATCAAACGATGTGCTTGACTTCACTAGTGCAGTATATGACGATCTAAAAATCGGTGCTCTTGATGCTACATCTGGAACATTCTCAAGTACCCTTGGTGTCACAGGAGCAACCACACTCTCAAGTACTCTTGGAGTTACAGGTGCTGTAACACTCTCAAGTACTCTTGGTGTTACAGGAGCCACTACACTCTCAAGTACTCTTGGTGTCACAGGAGCTACTACACTCTCTAGTACTCTTAGTGTAAGTGGAAATATATCAGTTAACACCAATAAATTTAATATAACAGCATCTACTGGTGCTACATCTGTTGCAGGTATTACATCACTTACAAGCGGTACAGCATCTACAGCGTATAGCAATGGAACGCTTGTTGTAACAGGTGGTGTTGGAATATCTGGTGCTACATACACAAATGGTGTAATATCTACAACTAGTCAGTTGGCATCAACAGTTGCATCTGGTACAGCACCATTAGCCATTACATCACCAACAGTAGTGACCAACCTTGCTTCAAACTATGCAGTGCGTGGTGCTATTTATGGAACTACTGCACCGACTACTGCAAGCACATCAAACATGGTCAAGGTATATGTATCATCAACAGCACCTACTGACATGGGTACTGGAGATGTCTGGATAGGATTCTAATATGCCAAGAATAAATACCACTCTAGGTGGCGGTACTAGTGACGCAGGTACATCGTTTGGTAACTATGGTGCAGGTACAGACTTTACATCAGCATGGAATCCAACAAATACAGGAATGTACACTAGCGGTGGCTTTAATGCTGACGGTATTACTCCAAGCACAACAGTTGTAGCAGCTATCGAATATATTCAACTTAGAGGTGGTGGAGACACAACATCTGTTGGTGGTGGTGTTTCAAACGCTACTGTTTATATTGAGCTTGCAACTGCTGCATCTGGTGGTGGTGGATATAACAACAGCACAAAAACATATACAACAGGTGCAACTACAACAACATATTCTACAGCAAATACAGACGGAAGCTCTGTTAACTGGGCTATTAACTGCGGAACTACCTATTACTATGGCTTTTATGTAACTGCTGGATCTAGACTTTGCTTTGCTCGTGGTGGAACCACTGGAAACATCTATATTAATGGTACAGCAAGCTCTTCTTTTACAAACTCTACACTTTCTGGTCAGGTATCACAAAGAAGTACTGCTAGTGCCCCAGGAACACCAACCGCAAGTAACATATCTCACACATCAGCAACCCTGACGTGGACACAGCCCACAGATGATGGACATACATTAACAACTGGTGCATGGAACAATGCTAACGTAACTGGTTGGCGAATTAACTATAAGAAAAGTACAGATTCGGCATGGACTCCATATACTGGAGATGTTGCTGGAAAAATTAATCCATCTTCTGCTACATACAATTCTGGTGCAGGTACTTACTCATATACCGTAACTGGGTTGAAGCCAGGAACATCATACGACTTTCAGGTAGCAGCCCTTACAAAAGCTTCGGATGCATGGAATACAGACTATTCTTCAATTACTGCTGTTGTTGGTGTTAGAAGCGGTACGCTAACACTAAAGACACTGGGTGGAGTATATAGTGCTGGAACATGGAACCCAATTAAAAATGTTACGTATAAAGTATTCAGTGGATCTACTTCAGTTAGCACAACATACAGCACTGGAAACCCACTGATATCAGCAACTCTAAACAGTCCAGGTATAGCATTAAAGTCTGGAGACACAATCATAATATCTGGAGCTTCGGCATCATGGGTAAACGGAACTTGGACCGTTAATACAGTGACAAGCAATACAGCGTTCACATTTGCTGGTGGAACACCAACTACAACTGGTGGATCGACTGGAACACTGTCATCTGCAACAAGAGATGCAACGGTCAAAGTCTGGAATGGAACTTCCTGGGCAACATATTTCTAGTAAGTATCTATGCTAAAATAGATTAGGTGAAAAATGTCTAGTCCGTCCAATCTATATGCCGAAAAGGTATTTGCAGAGTACCCACTTGAATTGTGGTCTCTTGACGATGCCACAGACTACGTGTCGTTAATTACAGAATCTCAAAGAAATATTACTACAGGCTGGACAGTATCAAGAACTGGAATTGGCTCTACATCAGTATCAGTAACAAATGTAACCTCAACATTTGCAGAAGAAGATGCACCAATTCAAACATCTGGAATTTATAAAGTTTTGACACAACCAGCAGGAACTTTTACATCCAACCCAGCTACAATCACACTAACAAGTGATACAACATTTGATCTAGGTCTTGAAACAGAATTCGCCATTGGGCTATCAACTCTGGCAAGTCCAAACACTACAGGAATTAGAGTTGGATACAAGGTTGGGTCCTCAGAAGTAGAGTGGTCTTCTTCATATAAAACAAAAGATTTTGTGTGGAGTGCAATTAGTCACACATTTTCACTAGCAGAGCCATTACCAGGACCAGCCAACATTGTTATAGAAATATCATTTTCATATTCTGGAACAAATGGTTCTCAATATATTTTTTATTTCAATGGAATTTCTGTCGGTATTAGATCAGAAGAGTTCTACGCAACATCAACTGGTATCATTCCAATTGAGAAGCCCATATCTTTTCCAATAACAGACTCTTCTGTTATGGTATACCCAGCAAATCCGTACAGCCTATCTGACAACTATGGTTACTATACAGTTGATAATGGTTCTATCTTAAGAGCAAGAAACTCAACTATCCCCCTTGTATATGGAGCATCAAATTCTACAATTCTTTCAAAGGCTGACAATGGAAATCCATCACTTGTAATTCCTGGTCAAGGTTTATTCAATGATTCTGGGAAAGGCTTTATTAGAACTATGGAATGCTGGATAAGGCTTAATTCATCTGGGTCAGAATATAGAAGAATTATCGGACCTGTGTCTTCATCTACAAATGGACTTTATGTTCATGGACCATTTATGTCACTTAAAGTTGGAGATGCCATTGGCTCATACTTTGTTGGTGAGTGGTCAAGACCAATGCTTATTCAAATTATCATACAAGAAAAAACGGTATCCTTAAAGGTAAACGCAGAAACTGTAATAACTCTAGACGTAGAAGTTAAGAATGAATCACTTGAGCCAAGCACAAATGATTGGATTGGGTTTTATGCCTATGATGATGTAACTGAATTTGAGGTTGACTGTATTGCAATCTATCCATATGTTGTTTCAGACAAAGTAGCAAAGAAAAGATATGTATATGGTCAGGGAGTCGTTCTTCCAGAATCTACCAATACATCTTATGGTGGATCATCAATAGTTATTGACTATAGCTTTGCAGACTATGACAAGAACCACTCATTCCCAAAGAATACGCCATGGTCAAGTGGTATTGTTCAAAATCTTTTTGCAGACAAAGAAAGAATAGGATTCAATAACTATTCAATTCCATCATCAAACTTTGGAAAGAACACATACGATGAATGGCTATCTGTTATGCAAAATGTTGAGCAAGACACAGAGATGACAGATATTGGTCGTGCAGCATTCTATATGAAACCAACATACTATCTTGATGGTGGAACAGTCTCAGTATTTGACTTGGGGAATCCATACTTCTATATGCAAAATCTAGATATGTTGACTAACTCACGAGTGTCTGGCATAAGCGTTATATTTAAAAACAACTCTGCGATATCAGATACCGACCTACAAACACTAATTTACATTGAGGACTATTTAACACTAAAGTCTTTTGAGATTTGTGCCTCAAGTGAAGACATCATATATCTATTAAATGGTGTTGAGATTGAAAGACGGCATGTGAGGGATGCTGAAGATCCAACAATCAAAGCAGTTGCAGGAATAAACATCGATTTATTTAGAAATATATCTTCCGATGCGTTCTCATTTTTCTCAGACCTGTCAAGACTAAGACTTTATATTGGTGGAAAGCCAGGTACATTCAATACATTTACTGGACCATTATACGAAATTTCACTAATGTCATCATTAGATGTGTCAAAGATTAGCTCCTCATTTGATTCAGACGGATACGCTACACATACAGAAGTTTCTGAGTTTGAAACTCTTATTCCAGCATATAAGTTGGTTGGAACATCAACATTGGGCACATTCAATCTTGACATTTCGTCAAGTGGTTACTGGGAAGACTACACCCCAATGACAATATTTAAGAAGGAACTAACACTTGAAGATGGAACCACTTTAGAAGATGTTTCAATGCTTCAAGTGAATGTTGACTATCCAACTGTTCCTCCAGGTGCAACAACATATGACACCAGTAACTCTTATGCAAGATTCTATGTGGCATTTCAAAATGCTTCGGATGGAATTGTTATGACATCTGGTAGAACTGACGTATCTGCAAAAAGCAATGGAGTAGTAATTCCAGGTGTTGACTGGGAAACAGAGAGATACGAAATCGTTGACGGTATGGTGATTGCACTCCCTGACCATGATGACGTTGATGACCTTATTCTTATTTATAGCATGGAAATAAAATCATCAAGCATATCAACAACACCAGTTATTATTAGATCGTTTGAGATTTGTTCACTAACATTTGATGAACAAACTTTGAGACCAATTGGTACAAAATATGGTACAAAGATTTATCCATTTAAAGAGATTGAGGATGAGTCATATGTTTCATCAAAGGACAATTACTTCAAAATATATAAAGGAACAACACCATATCTATATCTAACATCAAAGACAGGAGTATCTGTTGTTGGAGACATTAAGTCACCAACAGACCAGGACTACGTTCACAGAGGAATTGTGGCAATCATCAATCAAGACTTGGCACAAAACTATGACATTAGTTCTATTATGATGTCAGTGAGATATCAGGATAAATATTTCCCAACCACAAAGACACCTGTATTTGAAATTGAGGGTCACATATTTGATGAGGGTACTATTAAGAATGCATACCTAAGATTCTACATTCAGTCAGTAAACCAAGATAATACTCGTGGACGACTATTCTGCGAAGCAAGTATTAGTCAAGGATCTTTCTCAGCATATGAAAATATTGTTTATTACTGGAATGGCAACATTGTTGGTTATCCACAAATGTCCAGTGGTGAGTGGGGAATGCTTGCAATATCATTTACAAACTTTATAAAGTTCCCAGCAGTTTCTGGGACATTCGAAATTCTTGGAAAACTTCTAGTTGACAACGTTTCAGTCTATAAGATTTCAGAAACCACAGCATCATCATCTACAACAATTAATACCTGGAATACAGCCCTATATGGTTCTGGAACATGGGGGCTAGTACTTGATACAGATGGTACGGAGACACCAACCAATGACCCAGCAGACGACAACCTATGGTTTAATACATATTCTATTGTCAAAACATCTACAAAACCAGTAGATCAGACAGAAATTTATCGTTCATACCTAGGAACTAACAAGATTATCGTTGACACTACTGATAGTAATATAGCAATTCGTCCAGAGTCTTGTGAATATGTTATCTATAATGCAGTAGAATGGAAAACTTCTGTACTAGATGCTCTATAGTATGGTATACTAGTGGTTATGGATAAAGTATTAAACGGACCACTTGGTAAAACTCGTGTAAGAGTTATAGAGGAGAAGTTCTCCGATGCAGGTATTTATGTATGGCAGTTGCCTTCAGGTAAGTACTTCACAGATGGCGAGGGTAACGCATTGAGCATTGAGTCAATGATTAACGATACCGCCAAGATTAAAGAATTAACAGAAGCAGCAGCATACTACGGTCAGCCAGATGGCAAGCCAGTATTCTTCTCAAACGTTCGTAAGATTTCAGATGAAGAGTATAGCGAACAGCAAGATCGAATGGCACAGGGATTTATCCCATCAGAGAACGACCTAGGTGCTCTGATTGCTGCAAAGGCTACATATGATAAGTACGGAAGTGAAGACTAATGACAGAACTTGCTAGAATTCCAATTAAGGATGACTCATTTCTAAAGGGTGAACTCAATGACCCCTCAGCAGAGTTTAAAGCTATGGACCCATTCAACAAAGACTGGAATGAGGTTCGTAAGTATTCGGGTATTGAACAAAACTTCAAGAGACGTGCAGACAGACTATTTGAAAAACAGCAGATGTCAGATGCCTATATGGATTCAGCTAATGCGGTTCAGGGCGGTAGAGAAGACGCAAAGTCAAAAGCTATTAATCCTGGTGTAGTATACAGAAATGCTTACGGTCTATTTGATGTCATTACTCCACCATACAACCTAAATGAACTTGCCAATTACTACGACACATCATTCGCTAACCACGCTGCTATTGATGCAAAGGTTGAGAACACTGTCGGTCTTGGTTATGACTTTGTAGTTTCAAAAAATACACTTATGAAGCTTGAGGATGTTAGCGACCAAGAGAAGCTTGATAAGGCTCGTAAGAAGATTGAACGCCTAAAGATTCAGTTGCGTGACTGGCTAGAAAGCCTTAATGATGATGAAAGCTTTACCAGCGTACTTGAAAAGGTAATGACAGATGTCAACGCAACTGGAAACGGCTATATTGAAATTGGTCGTACCATAAAGGGTGAGATTGGTTATGTAGGTCACATTCCATCTACCACAATGCGTGTACGTCGTCTACACGATGGTTTTGTCCAGATGATTGGTAACAAGGTTACATACTTCCGTAACTTTGGTGCTACCAATCCAAACCCAATTACTGGAGATAAGCGTCCTAATGAGATTATTCACATTAAGGAATACTCTCCACTAAATACTTTCTATGGTGTTCCAGACGTTATTGCTGCTATGCCAGCACTGATTGGTGACTCACTTGCAGCACAGTACAATATTGACTATTTCCAAAACAAGGCTGTGCCACGCTACATTGTAACCCTTAAGGGGGCACAGCTATCTGCGGATGCCGAAGACAAACTGTTCCGCTTCCTACAGACAGGTCTTAAGGGTCAGAACCACAGAACTCTTTACATCCCACTTCCAGGAGACTCAGATACAAATAAGGTTGAGTTTAAGATGGATCCAATTGAAAATGGGGTACAGGAGGCATCATTCAATGACTATCGTGTACGCAACCGTGACGACATTCTGATTGCTCACCAGGTTCCACTATCTAAGATTGGTGGTGGCGACGCTTCTGCTGTTGCTGCAGCTATTGCACAAGACCGCACATTCAAGGAACAGGTAACTCGTCCAGAGCAGACAAAGCTTGAGAAGATTCTTAACAAGATCATTCGTGAAAAGACTGACATTCTTGAAATCAAATTCAATGAACTTACACTTACAGATGAAGTTGCTCAGTCACAGATTCACGAACGCTACATCCGCAACAAGGTTATTACACCTAACGAGGTACGTGGAGACCTTGGTCTTCCACAACTTGATGGTGGAGACAAGGTTGTAGAACAGACACCTCGCCAGGTAGCAGATGCAAATGCAAATACTCAGCAGAATCGTGAAAGAGATGCAGAGAGGACAGCAAACCAATCTGACGGAGAAGCCACAACAAGTGGTAGAAATCCAAAAGGGGAAGGTAGAGCTACCGAATAACAAAAAAGTGTGCTATAATGAAAACGTAACACATTTGTTATAAAAAGGCTCTATAATATAAATACCATGGTAAATATCGCAAAAGCTCATTTCGACGTAGACGGAGATAACGTCCGTCTTTCAATGCCGTTCGCTAAAGTGGACGCAGAACGTCGCATTGTCTCTGGCTTTGCCACACTAGACAATGTTGACAAGCAGAATGATATTGTAACCCCAGAAGCATCACTAAAGGCATTCTCAAAATTCCGTGGTAACATTCGTGAGATGCACCAGCCATCAGCAATCGGCAAGATGGTTTCATTTAAAGAAGACAAGTACTTTGATCCAGAGACTAAGAAGTTCTACTCTGGTATTTTCGTTTCAGCATATATTTCAAAGGGTGCTCAGGATGCTTGGGAGAAGGTTCTAGATGGAACTTACTCAGGCTTCTCAATTGGCGGTAGAATGAATGACTGTGAAAAAGCTTATGACGAAAAGATGGACAAGGTTGTTCAGATCATCAAGGACTACGACCTAGTAGAGCTATCACTAGTTGATAACCCAGCAAACCAGTTTGCAAGCATTCTATCTGTTGAAAAGGTAGACGGTGTTGACACAATCACTGGAGATGCCGTAGGAGTAGAGATTGAAAATGTATTCTGGGACAAGGAATCTGGACTAGTAACCATTACAGATGGAGAATCAGCAGTCAGCCCAGTATCAGGAATTCCAATGCAAAACATTGGTTTTGTCGAAAAGTCAGATTCTGACAAGGTAGACATGATTAAGTTCTTAGTTGATAGTGCTAAAGGCATTAACGTTGCTAAGAT